TCTTTATCAATATTTTTAATAAGTTTTTCACTAGGTTTATTTTTTATTTACATAACTGGGCCAGAAATAAAGACAGTATATATATATCCAAGTCCAGAAACTTATATGAAAACTCAATATAAAGATTCAGCAAATCAATGTTTTGAATTTAAACCAGTTGAAACATCATGTCCTATAAATCCATTTTCAGTTAAAACAATTCCTGTTCAAAAATAAATATTATATAGTTATTATATAATTATGCATTTAGATAAATTTGTTCACAGTAGTACAGGAAAAATATTAATGTCAATATTATTAGGTATAGGTTTAGCAACATTTTTTAGAACTGTTTGTAAAGGGAAACATTGTCAAATAGTTAGAGCACCTCCTATGGAAGAAATAGATGATCAAGTATATAAATTTGATGGAAAATGCTATAATTTCGAAAAAAACGCAGTAAAATGTGATTATACAAAGAAAGTTGTAAAAATTGCGTAAATTTTAAAATAGATGTATCTTTAGCTAGTATATGTCTACAACTAGTATAACTGATTTACCAACAGATCCTAGCGCTGGTGGTTCAATAGGTGGAAATATAAATTTAGTTATAAATGAAACATCTAGCAACCAAAATAATACAGCATCTGGGCCTGTATCTTTAGATCAAAGTACAATAAGCCAAATAGTAAATGGATTACAACAAGCAAGTTTAGCAGGAGCAACTAGTTTGCCAAGTAGAGATATTCCGTTACAAACAGAGCAACTAACAAAGGATGTAGAAGTTCAGCCAAATTATATTCCAGCACCTCAAATGCGTGATTACATTAATGAATCGGATGATGATATAAATAATTATTATAGAAAAGAAAAAATGGAAAATTCATTGGATGCGGTGTATGATGAATTACAGGCGCCGTTATTATTAGCAGTATTATATTTCTTATTTCAATTGCCGTTTTTTAAACGCGGTATATTTAGATATTTGCCATTTTTATGTCATAGTGATGGAAATTATAATTTCAATGGATTATTATTTGTATGCGCATTATTTGGATTTATTTATTATTCATTATCGAAGACGGTAAAACAATTTAGTAAATTTTAAAAAGGGTGTATAATATATTTGTATATTTTGATATAAAGATATTATAAGTATTTAATATTTACTAAAACCGAAAAAATCCCTTCCTCTTTTTTGTTTTTCTTTTTTTTCTATTTGATTTGTTAGACTTTGTTTTTTTTAAACTGTTTTCCTTTGTTTTATCCAATGGTCTATATCTTAAAAACCATTCTTCATATTCAGGATCATCTTGTTTATCCTTTAATTCAAGATATTTTTCAGCTTTATGTGCTCTCATCTCTTCTAAAGAATCTAGATGACCTACACAATTAATACTAAATCGTTTTAATAATCCTTTTTGAGCCAATCTATTTTTTTCCTGAACATCAAATAAAAAATTCGCCATACATAAAATACGATCCTTATCATAATATGGACGATTCGCATATAAAAATGCTAACCAAAAATTAAGCATAGTATCAACAGTTGCTATCTTAACTTCATAACCATCGTCTTTAATTATATTGTAACTATGACATGCGATTGGTTCATAAATAAACGCAATTGTATCTTTATCTACTTTTATTTCATAATGTGGCGCAATTACTTCACCTAATTTTGGACGTTTAATAATTTTAACATTTTTAACACCAATATCAGCTAATCGCTCCTTTACTATTTGTGCTGTTAATAACGGTTCTTCCGATAAAACATCAAAATCCGGAACCTTTTCTAATTTACGCTGTAAATGTTTTGGCATATATTGAGAATATAATGATAAAGCATAACCGCCAAAAAATATTACACCTTGATCTAAAAATGTATGTTTCACATTATCATATATTTTATTTGAATATTCCTCATTTGTCATTTGTCTCTGAAAATCTATTTTCGCACATTCTTTTCCTGTAAGTGGATAATGTTTATTTAAAAGAGTTAATCGTTTTAACACTTTTTCCCAACGACTAACATCCCCAGTGGGTCTTGATAATTCTTTATACATATCCATACGAAGAAAATTTACAGGAGCATATAAAATACCTGCTACTCTTACCGCATCAGATTTTAACGCATTAAATAAACCTTTTGGCATAAAAGTAATATCAGCAACTGGAATAAAATTTACATATACTTTATATGTTCCATGATGTTGTCCTGCTTTTGCTTCAACTTCTTGAAAGCCGTTCTTAACATAAATATCAACTAATTCTTTTGCGTTATTTAACGCATCTGGACTATAAAAATCATAATCAGGCATTTCAAGATTATAATTATAAAACTGGTCTTTTTTTGGTAATAGCGAATTAATCGCGGTCCCCCCATATGCAATTAGTTGTTTAGTTTTTAAAAAATTTTCAACAATATTAATAATGCGTTTAACTTCTGGTGAATTTGCAATTTTTTGACCTTTTTGTTCTTCAGCAATATCAACAGCTGTTCTTAATATTGCTAATTCACAATCTTGAAAAGACATTTTTTTATCGCATATTTCTTTCATATTATAATTATATATTTTTTTCTATACTATATAATTAATATAATTAAATCTCAAATTTATAAAAATCTGATTGAACTGAACGTGGAGCATAAGACAATTCTGGATTTTGTTCAGGAGGCGCCTCTATTGTTACTGGAATATAACGCAATAATTCTGGTTTAAGAACAAAAGCATGTCCATTTTGATTAAAAAAGTCATTATTTTCATCCAAATTTGAATCAACAGACTGAAATCGCATTCCTAAAAGTTGACAACCAGTTTCTCTCATTACAATTGAACTAGGGTTTTCTGGATTAGAACCTTTATCAGGCATTCCTATTGTCATACTTTGTCTATTGAACTCAATTAATTCATTTATATCTGGACTAAATTTAATATCATAATAATGAAGTGCTCGCATAAAAACTGAATTGCTTGTCATATTGATAAATTTATAAAATTCCGGAATTTCTAAAAATGTTGTATTACTTCTTTCAACTATTATTACAACTTTTCCCATTAATTTTCTCAATTCAACTGTTCCAAAATTTTGTCCGTGATATTCTGAATCATACTCTTTTGGCAATAAAATAGAATCATAATTTGCTAATAATGTAGCAAACTGTTTATACATTTCGTGATTGTTGCTTTTAATTCTTAAATGAATAATTATAGGATCTAAAGCATTTGGAGCACTAGATGTGGTAAAAGCATAATTTTGAATTATATTCATTACATCCCCAAAATATATGTAATTAAATGTTTCTTTTACATAATAACTATCGCTTGTAGATGTTGCTACAACAGGTTTATCATCAATTGAAAATATTTCAAAATCTAAACCTCTAACACCTTGTTTTAATAAGTATTTTAAATGACATGCATCAACAAAATCATTTCTATAAGAACCACCACTACAACAATTATATGCGGTCTTAATATAATAATCTCTAAATAAATAATTAAATTGTTCAGAATCGTTAATAGATTGTATTTTTCCATTTAAATCACCATAAATTCCGCCCATTGTACTACACTGTCTTTTTTTTAATCCACTATAATAAAAATAATACAAAAATGCGATTAATATAATGATTAAAGTAATAGAAACGATTAATACAACGGCGGTTGATTCTTTCATTTGAGATAATGAATTTATAGCATTATTAATTGTTTTTCCAGTTTCACTCATATTATATTATACAAATAAAAATAATATATTATACAAATAAAAACTGCTAAAATATGCTGTAAATGTTTATTTTGTATATTGAGATGATAAATGATAAGGAAATATTTGAATGGTTTTAGACCGGATTTTTCAGTAATAAAAAATTTTCAAAAAGTATTTTGGGTTTTCAATTTTGGACATTTTTTTTGTCCATTTTCAGAAACCTAAAAAAAGTTTTGGGAAAAAAATGCGAAAATCGGGTTGTGACGAGAATGCTCTAAAAAATATTTTTACACTAAAATATTTGTGATGATAACTTTTTTTGTAAATTTTGGACATTTTTTTTGATGTAAAATTTGTTAGGCAAAAATCCTAATTTTGCCTAATTTTTTTTACATCAAAAAACATCATTTTATAAAACCGACAATATATGACTGGTTATGGTTTGATAAACAAAATAAAATTGTCATAATTTAGACGATAACTGAAAAATCCTAATATTTCCTAATAGTTTTACATCAAAAAACATCAAACGTAAAAAATCAAAAATATAGAAATATTTCATAAAAATATGTCCAACATAGATTAGTTGTATAAAACTATTTAGAAGTTTTTTATATTAGGAATATATACTAATGGAGCCTAATTATTTTACATCAAAAAAACATCCAGAATTTATTTGTGAATTGTGTAACTTTAAATGCTGTAAAAAAGGAGATTTCAACCGACATTTGTCTACTAACAAACATAATATCCTAACAAATCCTAATAGTTTTACATCAAAAAACATCGATAAACAATACAAATGTAATTGTGGTAAAATATATAAACATATGTCAAGTCTTTGTGCTCATAATAAAAAATGTAATATGATTGAATCTATTATTATGAATGAAAAAGATGCAATAATAACACAATTATTACAACAAAATAGTGAACTCCAGCAATCTATTATAAAATTATCCCAAGAAAAAGTAGTAAATAATAGCATTACAACTAACAGCAATAATAAAAACTTCAATCTTAATTTCTTTTTAAATGAAACATGTAAAAATGCGATGAATATTTCGGAATTTGTTAGTTCAATCAAAGTAAATCTAGAAGATTTAGAGTATACTGGAAGACAAGGTTATATTAAAGGGATTTCAAGTATAATATTAAATAATCTACAAAAATTAGAACAACACGATAGACCATTACATTGTAATGATTTAAAACGGGAAATATTATATATTAAAGATAACGATAAATGGGAAAAAGAGTCGGATAAAAAACCGATACTAACAAAAGCAATAAAAGTAATCGCAAATGAAAATATAAAACAAATAAAACATTGGAAGGAAAAATATCCTGATTGTACTGATGCGGATTCAAAGAAAAATAATTTATATTTAAAAATTGTTAGTAACTCAATGAATGGACTAACAGAAGAAGAAAGTCATAGAAATATTGATAAAATTATAAGCAATGTAGCAAAAGAAGTTATTATTGATAAATTATAAATACGTATCATATTTAAACTTTCTAAAAGTTAAATTTAATCTACTTCCTTTTTCCTCCTTATTTTGCTGTAAACAATGTTCATAATTTTCCTGACATCCTCTATCCATTATCAACAAACTTCCTGATTTTAATGACACGCTTGTTAGCATTTCTTGTTCTCCCTTGTTTCTAAAACAAAACTCTCTTTCTGCTCCAAAACTAAAACTCGCAATACATTCTATAGTTCCTTTCTCTTCATTATCTGAATGCCAACCAATAAAATTTTTACCAGATGAATAATAATTTGTTAAACATATATTAAAATCATAATCGGATACGCCTTTTAATAAATAAATTAATTGTTTCAGTTCATCTGTAAATCTATGAACTAACACGTCTTTGCCCCATATTGTCGGCAATATATAATTGTCCGCAATTGTTTCATCTATAAATACCATAGTTTTTCGTCGTAATTTATATAAAGCGCCTTCACTAGTTTCTACACGCGGTATAGGTTCATTAACAATAATATTTTCTATTTCTTTCATTATTTTGTTAGTTAGGTGTTCATCAACAAAGTTGTCATAATAAACAACTGTTGCGTTAGGTAAGCCTAAATTCATTAATATAATACAAGTTTTATCTTTAAATTGTATTAATTTAAAGATAAACTAACAAATAATAAGATGGAAAAATCTACCTATTATATTTAGAAAACATATAGTATATTTTGCAATTGTTTTAATGTAGTTTCAATTACTGGCGTTTCATGTTGTATTTTATTTTTTATAATATTTAATGTAAATAATTCTTCTGGTTCTTCTCGTTCTTCATCTCCGTTTATGTTTACGTATTTATATAATTCTTCGTAATCAATTGTATCTAGTGATGGTATAGAAACAATACTTAAGTTACTCATTTCATTATAAATACCATGTATTCTTACACATATTTTTGGGGAAACTTGCACGTAAATTGTGTCAAGTCTTGGATCATCCACTTCTCTACAAATCTTTGATTTTGGGTGATTTTCTATTATAGCATCAATTACATTACCTATACTTACCATATAAATATATTTATAATTTCTATTTAAATACTTTTATAATATATTTTCAAATAATTACATCCCACTTTTGATTTTAGGGAGTAAAATTGACTTAAAGATAAATGTATATATTAATATATTGAAATATAATATAATATAATATGTCAAAAATACATTGTGAAATTGAAAATTGTCGTAAATATGCAAACTATGGCATTTGTCATTCTAATCCAATTAGATGCAAAGAACATAAAGAAGAATATAAAATAATAAGTAAAATATGTATTTCTGAAAATTGTCGTAAAGTTGCTTTATACAATTATTTTGGAAATTCTGCTATTTTTTGCGGTGAACATAGAGAGGATAATATGATAATTACTTCTGGAAAGACTTATAAAAAATAGAATTTTTATAGGAGATTATTAGAAATAATTAAATTATATTATGATGAATAAGTAATTAAATATAATATTATAATATAATTAAATGCCTGGAGGTATAATGAACTTGGTCGCAACGGGTCAACAAAATATTGTATTAAATGGCAACCCATCAAAATCTTTTTTTAAAAGCACATATCATCAGTATACAAACTTTGGCCTACAAAAATTCCGAGTCGACTTTGAAGGGTCAAAAAGTTTACGGTTAAACGAAGAGTCTACATTCACATTTAAAATACCGCGTTATGCTGATTTATTGATGGATTGTTATTTATCTGTTGCTTTACCTAATATATGGTCACCTATACTAAGCCCACAACAGATTACAGAGCAATCGACGTCACAAGGTTTAGGAAATATAGAGCAATGGGCGCCATATGAATTCAAATGGATCGAAAATATAGGAGCAAAGATGATATCAAAAATTAGTATAACATGTGGTAATTATACACTGCAAGAATATTCTGGAGATTATTTGTTAGCAGCGGTTCAGCGTGATTATAACGCAATTAAGTTAGATCTATTTAATAAAATGATAGGACAAGTTCCTGAATTAGTGGATCCAGCAAATGCGAATTCAAGAGTTAATTCATATCCAAATGCTTATTATACAAGTGATGTTGGTGGACCAGAGCCATCAATTAGAGGCCGTATATTATATATTCCATTAAATAGTTGGTTTGGTTTAAAATCGCAAATGGCTTTTCCATTAACATCACTGCAATATAATGAATTACATATAACAGTGACGCTTAGACCAATAAATCAAATATGTGTAATTCGAGATGTGCTAGACGCAACAAATAATTATCCATATGTTGCTCCAAATTTTAATGCGTGGTATATGCAATTTTATCGTTTTTTACAACCGCCACCGGATATATATTTGGATATAGATTCTTATTCAGATTTAAGAACATTATGGAATGCGGATATACATCTAAATTGTACGTATTGTTTTTTATCAAATGAAGAAGAAAGATTGTTTGCTTTACACGAGCAAAAATATTTGATTAAACAAGTTTATGAGAAAAAGTTTCCAAATGTAACAGGTCCAAATAAGGTAGAATTGGATTCACTTGGTATGGTTACTGGTTGGCTTTTTTATTTTCAAAGAAGTGACGCAAATTTACGAAATGAATGGTCAAATTATACAAATTGGCCGTATAATTATATTCCGTTGAATGTTGTTCAAGCACCTACAACAGGTGGATATACTGTATATAAGACAATAAATGGTGTATTAACACCAGTAAATATTGGTCCAGGTGTAAATCCGGATGGAACATTAACAGGATTATTAATAAACCAAACGTATAATCCTCAAAATGAAAAATTAATATTAGTAGCAATGGGAATAGTATTAGATGGTTCATATAGAGAAAATATTCAGCCAGCTGGCGTATTTGATTTAATTGAAAAATATGTTAGAACAACTGGAAGTGCGCCTCAGGGTTTATATTGTTATAATTTTGGAATACATTCAAATAATACAGATTTACAACCATCAGGAGCAATAAATATGAGTAGATTTGCTCAAATAGAGTTGGAGTTTACAACGATTATACCGCCGTTAGATCCTTTAGCACAAAGTTTAACAATTTGTGATCCGGAAACAGGAGCAATTATAGGGGTTAATAAACCAACGTGGCGAATATATGATTATAATTTTGATTTACATTTATTTGAAGAGCGAATTAATGTGGTTAATTTTATTGGTGGAAACGCAGGATTAATGTATGCTACATAATTATAAACTTTATATATATATATGAAATATAGAAGAAAAAGTCGCAAGATAAAAAGAAAAGGGCAACGTGGTAGAGGTATAATAGATGGAATTAGAAGTAAAACTACAGTAAAAGATCGAGAAATAGAATATATTAAGAAATGTCCGGATGATTTTGTAATGTGTGATCAAGATGAAGTAAATTCAAGTTTATGTGTTCCAACTGATCAACCGGAATTATGTAGTGATCCAAATTATACATTTAGATATGTGCCACCGGATGAAGATGATAGAGATGGATTAAAACCGGAAAATCGTTTAATACGAGAGGAAAATGGAAAGGGTCCAATACAAGATCCTAGTAGAAGAGTATCGCAATTTAATATAGTGTATGATGGGACAGATGAAGAATTAAGAAATATGTTAGAAGATGATATATATACACAAGAGGAAACAGGTCGTAAAAAAAGTTATGCTCCAGAATTTTTTCCAACATCATGTACAATACAACAAAAAACGGAAGCAACAATTAATAATATATATGAAGAAGGTGCTCCTTATAAAAGACGTGTAAATCAAGTAGAACGTGCGTTAAATTTTACAGAAATACCAAATCCTTTTAAAATAATAACGCAAAATGTGTTAGGTTTATATAGAGGAAAATTTGGTATACCATCAGAAGTTGGAAGTGAAAATGAGGCAAAATTTGATTTAATGCGTTTAAGAACAGCAATGTTTAGAGAGTTTTTAAGAAATACAAGTCCAGATTTTGTATGTCTTCAAGAATCAACAAGAACATTTATAGATTTGTTAGATAAACAAGATATACCGGACTTATATCCATATATTTATCCGACAGAAGATGAAATGATAATACAAGAAAATAATAGTGCAAATGCGACGGTAACAATGTTGTCAAAATATCCGGCAAAAAAAGTAGAAGTATATATGCTTCAAGGAAATTCGAGTTATTATAATGCGTTGGGAATATATGAATTTGATAATTTGATAGTTATAAATGTGTATATGCAAGCAGGTTCAGAAATTTCACCGGGTCAAAAATATAGATGGGAGAATTATGCTCGATGTAGAAGACAACAATTGATGTTTATAAAACAAAAGATAGATAAAATTAGAGCATCAGTAGCAAAGGCAATAGTTGTATTGGGTGATTTTAATTTTGAATTAAATTCAATAAAATATAAAGGAGAAGATGAAGGAAGACCGGAACGAGATAATGATGGTCATTTAGTGTATGATCCAAATAGTTCAAATATGAAATGGGCTGAACATAAATTTTTAGTGGGAGATAAAGGGTTAAATTTAAATGATTCGTATAAAGAATTACATATAATAGATCCAGATGAATTTACAAGAGAGGGTTTTACTGAATATACAAAGGTAAATACATTTAGATTTTTGGGTAAATTAGAAGAAAAGTTGTTACGATATGATGGTATATTTTTTAATAATGATTTAATGCCGTTAAATAGTGTGGTTATAAATAGTGAGCCAGTAATATTAGATATGGAACCAGATACGGTGGATTTATTTATGAGAAATGATATAAGAGATTATCAAGACAATATACAAAAATATAATACAGAGTATGAAAATTATGCGATATTTAATCCAAAAGGAAATATGGAAGCAATTGATAAAAAGAATAAATTTTTGTCGAGTTATAAGACAAGAAAAGGACATAATTTAAGTATAGAAAATGGTTATGAATTATTTGTATCGGATCATTTTGGTGTGATGACAACATTTGCGTTTAAAGGAGATCATACAGGAGGCAGAAGAAGAAAAAGTAGAAGAAATCGCAGAAGACGAATAAGAAGGAGAAGTCGAAAGATATGAAAATATATATTTTGTAAAACAATTTAAAGAACTTATTTGAAAAGTTTAAAATATATATTTTGTAAAACAACTTAAAGAACTAATTTTGATAAACTTTTTGAAAAGTTTATAAATTATTGAATTGCGGAATTTGAAGCAGGAGGTGTTGTTTCAAAAAATTGTCCAGTTGCTGATATAGTTGTTGGATATTGCGGTCTATAATAGCCTTGTATTTTTGATGGATAAGCATTTGATATTCCTTGATTATATTTATCATATGCCTTAAGTTTTTCATTATGTAATTTAAGCCCTTCATTAAAGGATGTTGTCCAAGAGTTAGAACCTTGATAATAAGGAACTATTTCGGAATTTTTAGAGCCAGGATATATTTCTGCAAAATTAATATTATGATCATTATATCCTGTTGTTAGTGGACTATATTGTAATCCTTGATTTTGTCCTAATTTTCCTGTTGCGTCATATGGCATAACATCTTTTGTAATACATTCACTTTGTGGTGTTGGTCCAGGATTACAGCCGTGACAATCAATATCAGAAGTACATTGTGTTCTGGTTAAAGCACATTGAGCTTGAGGTCCACAGAAATTCTGACAACTAACAGGATCATTAAGTGGCATATTAACAGTATGACTATATAAAGGCGAATTTTTATCATTATAATTTATTACTGCGTCTTCTGGATATGGAATAACTTTATGAGAATATTTTTCAAAATCAGTTAAACCTTCACATATAGTAGTTCCATAATTAATTATAGTATAAAATAAGTATAAACTAACAAGTGTATATAAA